GAAGTTAAACGCATTTGACGCTCTACGTGCGCAGCAATTTCTCTACTTATTTTTTGAGCGTCCATAGCCGTATTTCCTCCACCATGCAAATGTATTGTTGGAGAAATTGTAACATTATAACTATCTCCAGATTTTCCAGAAGGGGCAGATGGTTGTTGTATTAGGACTGTTGTGGCATTAGGTGTTTGTCGGGGCATTCCTTGAGCCATACCCATTCCTGATACAGGGTCACCTTGTTTAGGGTGTCCTGAGGTGGCGTAACCCGCTTCTTTAACGTACTTAGTGGCTTGTGGGATATTGGTTTTTGCTAATGGGTCACCATTTAATTTCCAGTGGTCCCAGTTGTTACCATGACCAGATAATGTCCAAGCAACTCGTGCGTTAGTATCAGGATTAAATAAATCTTCGTTCTTTTTAAGGTTGTAAGTTTTTCTACGACCTGGACCCATAGCCCCCTTCATGTTAATTTGCATTAAACCATATGAAAGGTCATCACTGTCATTAGTAAAAGACTCAGGGTTAAACCGAGATTCCCGTTGAGCAATAGCAACTGCTTCTACTAGACGTTTTCCTATAAACCCTGCTTTGTACATAATGGTTGCTACTTGCGAACCACTTAAAGGTTTTGAACCTTTGCGACCACTTCCAGAAGCACTCGCTGTACTTACAGAAGATGTACTGACGTTACCTGTAGAACTACTTGAACCTCCACGAGAACCTCCACCACCAGTAGGAGCCATTGCGTCAATAGCATCGTTAATGCTCATACCTGAATAATCTTGAATTTTCATGTTTACTTTAGAACGGATACCTGCACCACTTGTACTGCTAACAGACTGGTGGTCCATCCCTGCAAGGTTAGCAATAGAGGCTTTAAGGTCAGTAGGGTCTGACACTTGACCGTTGTGCCCCCAAGGCGCTCCACTCTTTTCGTATTGCATACGAGATGCAGGGAGTTCACTAGGCTGCACGTGCCAAGGTTCGTTGTTAACATCAAAGAATGACCGAAGACCAAATCTACTAGCGTTGTCTTTTACCCACCCAAATTCCGATTCGGGAGCCATATCTGCGGCAAGACCAATCTCATGCATAGACATTCCTGGGGGTGCTGCTGCTGCACCTTTAACCCTTTTCCAGTATTGCCCTTGCCAAAATACATCTGTTTTTTCTTCTGATGGTCTGTACCTATCCATGAACATTGCTTTTTGCTGGGCAGTAGAACGAACACCGCCACCAATGTAAAGTTTAGGGTTTGCCCTCATCATGGCTTCCACTTTTTGGCGCATCTTAGGATTAAGTTTTGACAATGCTCCCTGACTTTTTGTAACGTTGGCAGGGGTGCCACTAGATTTAGAGTTTAGTTTTTGAGCATTAGTTTCTTTTTCACCTGTAGCGTCACCAAGAAATGATGCACCAAAGTTACCAATGGCACCACCAACTAGTGCACCAGCGGCAGTTCCTGCACCTGGTACGATACTGCCAACTGCTGCACCGATAAGAGTTCCTGCCATTGGCAATGCACCCTTAACTAAAGAACCAATACCACGGGTACGAATCTTTGCACCAACGATACTAGCCATAGCATCATCTAATCTTTCCATTGTGCGTGTTAAAGACTGCATACCTTTTTCCATGGCGGCGTAGTTATCAGCCTGACGCTTATACATGTTCTCTTCACGGTTACCCTTAACACGACTTGTTTCTTCATTTTGGTTTGCGTAACTGTCCTCAACACCCATGGTCTTACGCATACCTTTGTTGGAAGCGTCATACATTCCCGCTCCACCTTTTTTCTTGTATGCTACGTTTTGTTGGGCATACTGAAGTACGAGGTCTTGCATATCCTCAGGGAGACCTGATTGGCGCAACCGTTCACGAGTCATAGAGCCAGGAGCCATTGCGCCCTGTAAAGCACTCTCGGTAGTTAGACCAAGACGTTGTACAACATCTTTAACTACTGTCATACTGCTTTTTTGTTGACCACCAACACCGTACATTCCTGTACCCATAGTCATAAACATACGGTTGTTAGATTGGGCACTTGCCATACCACGAGTCATTTGGTTTATTTGGTCGGTGCTATAGGCATATCCAGAAGAAGCCCGCAAAGATTCTACGCTTTTTGCTTGCTTTAGAGCATCAATACCAGTGGATGCTTGAAGAGCCAAAACACTATTGATACCACCAGCACCAAGTTTGTATTGTTGTAATGGTTGTCTTCTAGTGTTGTAAACATCTTGACGACCCATACCACTTGTCTGTTGAAGCAACATATCTAACTTACTGGCTGATAATGAATAACCAGCGTTATCGTTAATGCGGTTGTTTAAGGCTGCACCCAAAGCGGAGGCTACTTGGGAAGCAATTTGTTTTCCAATGTCTGCTGCGGAACCACCTTTTCCACCGCCACCCATCATTGTTAGGTTTTGGCTACGGTCTGTAGTTATTGTGGTGTTACCAAAGTTAAACATAGGACCACCGCCACCACCCAAAACAGATTGGGTAAGTGTGCCAGCAGGGGCTCCGTTGGCGCTAGTAGTTCCACCACCCATTCCACCCATGGCATTGGAAACCATGCGCATCTTTGCTGCCCATTGTTCAGTCAAACTAATAACCTTAGGAAGGTCAGTTTTTAACTTATTAATGTTGGTGTTGATTTTAGTTAGTGCAGTATCAAGTTCGTGTAATGCCTGAGTATCTGCTTGAAAGCGGTTGTTACCTTTAGCAGAAACTTTGCTGGCTTCGCCAACGGCAGCACCGCCGCCTGTATCAAAACTAGATTGTCCTATAGGTGTTTCGCTCATCACTAGCCTCTGGGGTTATTGCGCCAACGAGCCATGGCGTACCAATAAGCCCGTTGTCGCACTGTCATATTTTTTAGGTCATTTAGACCAAACCCCGAATAAAGCGAGGCAATCGTTTCGTATTCCCAGTAGGTAAGCGTTAGGTTAACTGAATAAAAGTGAGACCCAGTCCATAAGAATGAGAAGGTCTTCTTCGCATTTGGCACACTGAGTTTTCACCTCTTCCATCTTTGGCCCAGGAGGGTTAGTGGTTAGTGCCCGTACCAACTTGTTTCTATCACTGACACCAAGTGCCTTAGCCCATTTTTGAACATCTGCGGGTTTGTCGTCACCCCATTCAGCACAACGTGCCAACATAAGGGTATTTTGTTCTGCGTTAGTTTTTGCGTTTTTTGCAACATAAGAACTATCAGAGCCTGTTGGGTACCGAAGTTTTACAATAGAACCATTACGAAGTTCTACTTCTAGTGGTTTTGTGCAATCAATTTTTGGTCTTTCAAACTTAAAATCTTCTTCAAGGTTTAAAGTTACAAAGTTGGTTGCATTGCAGTTTCCACAAGCAACTTCCATTTCACGAAAACGACCATAGGTTGCTTTCATGGCACCAATAAATAGTAGGTCACGGTCACCAATTAGTAGGTCATCAACCATTGTAGGGTCATCTGACATTTGTACATTTCCAATAGATACAACTGCTCTTTTAAGAAGTGCTGTCATATAATCGCTGTACACAAGTTCGTTCTTACTGGTAAGAGAAGCAATTGCTTCTTCGTCTTCTCCATTAAGTTCACGAATTACAGATTCTTGCAACCAGGTGTTGTCCCTGAGGACACCACGCATTAATAGAACCTCAGTTACAGGGGCGTTACTAATACGTGGTGCGGGGTCTGATAAGGCTTCGTTAGCAGCATCAATTGCCGATGTGTTTGTTTCAATCATTTTATTTTCCTTTTAAGTAGACTATTTAAGAAGCAGAAGCAAGTTTATTAATTTTGTCTGCATCGTATTCAATAATGAAACCTTCATGAACAAGGCTCAATTCATGTACCATGATTTCACTACCACTTGCGTTAAGACCACTCATGGTAAAAGATGCAGGCCATGCATTAAAGATTTTGATACCAAGTTTTTTGTTACCAATAAAGTTTGCTGTTGTGGTACCTGCGTTACCGATATTGTCGGTGTAACTTGCATTAGAGTGTGGGTGGTCATAGACATACACAACTACGTCACAACGGTAATCGTTGCCACCAGTTGAGCCAGTAGAACCACTTTGCCAGTTATGCAAGAAACGTTGCCATTTCCACAATTGGTCTTGCTTTTCAAAAACACCACGGTTAAATGAAATAGGTGCGAAGTCTGTTTGACCAACCATCTTATGTGGGTGAGTGTTCATGCCACCTTCACGGTATTGGATTACTTCGTTGGTAACAGCCAATCCGCTCATAGCGGCAAAACCAAGGGTACCAAGACCCTTTGCAAAATCACTAAGTGCAGTATCACCTACACCACCATTTGGGGCGGTAGCAGTTGTAGGTACTACAGGTGTACCTAATGCTGTGGCTAATGTTGGGACTAAAAACTGAACCTCAAATTTAAAGGAACGGATTGGGTCTGTGCGTGTTAAAGGCATTGGGTTCTCCTTAGAGTGTTTCTATAGTGGTGTTTCCACCAGTAAATTGGCTTACATTAATGACAATGAATTCAGCGGGGGTTGCCAAAGCAACTCCAACTTCAATGTGTACTTCCCCTGCCTCAACGACATAGGGAGGGTTGTTTGTGGCATCACAAGTAACGTAGAAGGCTTCAGCAGCATTACGTCCTTTAAGCGCCCCAGAAGACCACAAGCCAGAAAGCATTTTAGCAATGTTTCCTTCAAGGCTAGACCAAAGACGGTCACCAATTGGCTGGAACAACGCAGGCTTTGCAATCTCTTCAACTTGAGCCTTAATAAAGTTAAGGGTACGGCGACTTGGGATGTACTTAGTAACGTCTGTTTTCTTAAGTGTGCGGGCACCATTGACGATTACTCCAACGCCATTAACGTTCTTTAAAGTGTTAATGTGTGCAGCGTAAAGGGTTCCAACTTGTGCTTCAGTATAGTTAGTGACCGTTCCAAAAGTGTTTTGAAGGGTATAACCATAACCAGCAGCAGCCCGACCAACACCTCTTTCAGCGTCTACACGCTGGTATAGACCAGCAAGAGCACCACCTGGGTAAGTGTTACGCAACGCAGCAGAACCACGAACCGCTGGGTTTGTCATGGAAAGCATTCCGTAGTAGACAGCAACGTATGATGACACTGTGTACGCTGAGACAGCCGTAACAATATCAGCAGCAGTAGTTAATGCTGGGTTTGGGTCTACAATCAAAAATGAGTTTTTACGTGCAGTTGGCGTAATGTCAGCATCTACATAAGTAACGTAGTCAATTGCGTTGTTAATAATTGCAGTGCTGCTTTGTCCAACTAGGTTAATTACTAGTTGTCCTTCAACTCCATCCAACTTTTTAAGTGCGGTTGCCCAGTCAGAGTTAACAATAGCGGCACCATTTGCACCACTTGTAAGGGCCACGGTTGCTGACGTAGCAGTGTATGCAGTTCCAGCCGTTGTAATGGCAACGTTTGACATAACCACGTATGCAGAGTAGTTGTTGACAACTGTTGGGGCATAACGAGCGTCATTAGCATCAAGGCTAAGTTCTGTCCAAGTTTCTACATTGTTACCGTTGTACAAAATTGCCAAGTTAAATGTTGGGTTGTCTCCTGAAACTAGGCCAGCAGAAACAACTGCACTGATTGAGTTACCCCATGTACCAATACTTGGAGCAGACAATCTAAAGAGTGTTGCTGTAGCGACTGTTGCAACAGTTCCTGCAAAGTTTGCAAAAGCGGCAACAGAAGTACTTGCACCTGAGGTAACTCGGTTTACATAGGCAGTGCGTCCACCATTTGCAAAGAAATGGTAAAGGGCATAACCCATTTCGTAGTTAACGTCAAGGTCACCAAATTGTGTCTTGTAAGAATTCCAAGACTGGATAAGGGCAGGACTGGATGGGCCACGCTCTGCTGTTCCAATAAAAGCGGCGGCAGAAGTAGACGGGCTACTTACAACGTGGGTAGTAAAGGGACCTTCTGAAACGTAGATTCCTGGTCGTGTGTATGTCATTTCTTCTCCTAAAGGAAGTAGTTGGTAAATAAAGTTTTAAGAATTTGTATAGTCAATAGTAGCGACTATCTCGGTTGCCTGCTTGGAGCCATATACATCAGTTGAAGGCAATTCTGCCGACATCTGCAACGTGTAAACCTTTCGGAAAATCCTCTTACGGTAACCTGCTTCTGGGTCCAGAAGGTCTGCGGTTGACCAGTCAAGTAGTTCCAAACGGCGGTCTGTGTTATCTGCGGGCACATGAATAGAGCCTCTGCGGAAAGGGAAAATCTTGGTGAGCATAATGGAAGACAAATAGCGGTCATGCAAAGCGCTACGAGTAAATGTAGAAACCTGATACAAAAGGTCTACGGGGACAAACTCGTTAGTTATAAGGGTTTGGTAATTGTTTTTGTCTGTAAAATATGAAAAATTAGATGAAATGCTAGGCCAGTAATTCAAGGCATTTGGCATAAAAGAAGCACCTACTGGGGCAGATGCGCCACCAGCCGTGTTGTAGTAATACAAGGGGGTTTCAGAGTGTTGACGATTTTTGGCATGCACAATGTCTAACATTTCAATTGTGATGAACGGGTAGTCACGCTCTGTCTCAGCCTCAGGATACCGAAAGAACACTTTAACAGGGCGAGTTGCATTACGGTCATCAGATACTGTAATGCCTGTAAGACGGTTTTTAATTGCTTCGTCTTCTGCTAAAAGAAACCCTGTTTTGCTCATTTATCAGAACCAAACAATAAACCATAGGTATTATTTACAACCCTATTACCAAAATTGTCTTTACCTCTAGCAGCCGCTGTGCGGAGGATTGGGTTTGGTCCAATGTGTTTGTAGCCAAATTCCAAGTTTTGAACTTTGTTGATGTCTTCCCCAGACACATCAACAGAATAGCGAAGCATTCTTTCTTCTTCACTATACTGAACTTTAATTTTATCTGCCAGAGTAGACCAATCACTATCTGAAGAACTAGCCATGCTGCGAGTAATTTCCTGCTCTTCGTCAGCAATATCTTTGATTGCTTGACTGATAGCGGCTTTGTAGTCTTTAACAATCATTTCAGCATATTCAATTACTGAAAAAGTGCCCTTCAAAAGGGGGCCAGAACTAGGGGTATTAGGAATGGTAGAGGAACCTGGCATAGGTAAGTCCTTACATAGTTCTGGGCAATGAGCACCTTGGCGCTCACCAAGGATAGTACAAGTTTATCAAATTCCAGGGAGTTTTGTAGGCCATGGATAATTGTTAGTTGTATAAGGGTTTGGACCTGGGTCAAAAGGCATTTCTTGGTTAATATACACTTCTAGCCCTTCCACAACTACCAAAATGTCATCCCGAAGACGACCACGCACACGATAGGACATTACAGAAAAGTACCTGCCATCATACAAAAACATGTCATTAAGGTGCTGCCTGTATTCAAAGACAGATTCAATCCCTGCATCTCGGAAGTCTGAAACAGATGCAACTAAGTTGACAATTTCTACAGGTTGACGACCTTCAGGAATAGCCCGCTTGGTGTCTTCTGACTCGGTAATCATTAGGACAGGAACAGTAATACCCGTCTTAAAAGACTTTCCTCCTGTGCTTTTTACCCCTTCGTCATACACATCATCGTAGTAAGAGCCTGCACTGGCAGCATTTGCTAGTGGTTTATACTCATACCAAATGATGCTTTCACCAGCATAGGACTGGTAACTGCGGTATTGCTTGCGAATGTTGTTCGCTTCTATACGTAGGTCCATTAGAAGTAGGCGTTACTCGTATAACTAGCAGGAGGCTCTGTATCAATAAAGACATCTTCCCTCAATGGTTCATTCTTTTCAGTAATAAGAATTTGACCCTCTGAGTCTTCAACAAAGATGCGCTCCATAGGACCATATTCACCAAGTTCTTTGGCTTTGTAAAGAGGTACAAGGCGGTTAGTGGTACGGGATACACGGCGAAGACTGAATTGTTCAATGCGCTCAGGACCAATGTTAAGGTTATTGGCACGCTTACGGTACTCAATTTCCCATTGTTGGCAGAGGCTTTGAAGCATGCGGAAACGTTGAGAACCAGGGATGTGGATGGACTCAGAAGTCATTACATCAATGTCACGAGCAAACTCTGTCATAAGAGCCTGAAGGGCTTCTACAAGGGCACCGATGCCTATAACGTCTAAGACAGCAGGACTAGCCTGCTCTAACGGCACATTGATAGTAGGTGTATGAAAGTTGATAGAGCGAACGCAATAAAACTCAAGGTCAGCGGGTAAAAGCCATTCGTAATAGTAACCTTCAATAATTATTTTACTATTGGCAGCAGGTGTGGTAGCCAACCGTAAAATACCATTTCGGGCATCTATTGAGTAATTAGCAGACGTAAGTGGTGTGACACTTGCCCCAACAACACTTGCAACCCAAATAGTACTGGTGTCAATGTTAGGTTGACCTAATTCAAAGGTACGACCAACTGCATCAAAATTGACTTGGAAGAACTTAGGAAAGTCTCGTAGGTACGTGCGGGCAAGTTCCACTGTGTGTTCAAGGGGTGTTTGTACCATTATTGGTCTCCTGAGCCCTTTCCAGGGATAGTGTCACTAGATGGTTCGTTCATCTGTGGCTGTTGTTCACGAAAGCGGTGGGCTGTAACAGCACGAATTTTTGTAATGTCCGCAACGGACCCTGAAGGTGTGACAATTGGGCGTGCTATTTCAGACATAAAAATACTTTCTTACCAATAGTACTAGATAGCATGTTTCCATTCCAGACCTGTCCAAACACGTGCTTGAGCAGTAACCCAAGCAGAACCATTCCAAACTTGGGGTAAAACAACAACCCAAGCAGAACCATTCCAAACCCTACTAAGACCACCTAATGAGGTGGTAGTTACTGACGCAGCAGTTCCTTCTCCTGCGCCGTTAACAGCAGTTACGGTATAGGAGTAACTGGTGTTAGGGCTTAAAGAAACATGAGAGTATGAAGTGCTGGCACTATTTTGCAGCACCGTTGTACCATTACGAAGAACATAGGAAGTAATGGCATTGCCACCATTACTAGATGGGGCAGCCCAAGATAAGTTTATTTGTCCAAAAGTGGTGTTACTACCAGCAAAAGATGTTGGAGCGCTTGGAGTAGTGCTGGGCGTGCCTGTAGCACTCCCTGCTGCTCCAGTACCAGCAGCGTTAATAGCACGAACATACACAGTTTTTGCAGTACCGTTTGTACCAGAAACACTAAATGGATTAGATGTTGTTGCTGTGTAGTTAACATTGTCTAGTGAGTACTCATAAGACGTTATAGCGCTTCCGCCGTTAGACGCAGGTGCACCATAACTTATAGATAGTGCATTGTTACTTGGGGTAGCAGAGACCGTTGGAGCACCAGGAACAGTTCTTGGTGTGCTTGTTGTACTTGCGGATGTACCACCTCCAGCGTCATTTACTGCACGCACATAGGCAGTTATGGCTGTTCCATTTGTACCAGAAAGGGTAAAAGGGTTAGATGGTGTTGTAGCCCAATTTGCACCACTGTCAGTTGAATACTGGTAAGAAGTAACAGCGTTTCCACCATCACTAGTAGGTGCAGCATAACTTACAGAAATGGAACCGTTACTAGGAGTTGAAGACACACTTGTTGGAGCATCAGGTGTGGTCCTTGGTGTGCTTGTTACGAGGGCTGATGTGCTGTTGTAATAACTGTTAGTAGCACGAACGTAAACTGAATATGGAGTTCCGTTTGCAAGACCTGTAATAGGAAATGGGTTTGATGGATTTGAATAAAAATTGACACCATCTGTTGAGTATTGGTAATCAGTAATAGTAGGAGTACCCAGTTCAGCAGGAGCACTATAACCAATACTTACAGAACCATCTCCTGGAGAAGACGTAGCACCTGGTTGGCCTGGAGCCACACCAGGGCGGGCAGGAACATCTGTAGTGCGGGTGTGTGTGGGTGTTACACCATCAAACGCAAGAGAAAGTGATGCTGTAAGTGTTCTTGTGCTAGGACTGTCTCTATAGTTGGAGTATGTCCATGTGTATGTTTTTGTTGCCCTAAATCTAGGTGTGTCATTAGTAGTTCCACTTGTAGGACCTGTATTGTTTGTAAAGTCTGTAGTTCCACTTATACTTCCACCAGAGTACGTAAGTCTTTGAGCATCATTATACGCAAACTTGTTCTGCGTCCAAATCCACACTGTTAAAGTTGCACTAGTGCTTGTTGAACTTACTGCACTCCACTCATAGTCAATACCAACACGGATACCATTGCTACCAGCATTGTCAAAAGCACCCCATGTGCCGTTAAATACGGTTGACGACATATTAGACTTGGAACCAGATGTCGTTTACTGCATTGGCAGTAGGCGTTCCATTCTGCACAAACACAGTGCGTCCACCAATTTTTAATGCATTATCAGCCGTTGCTGCGTTTCCACTAATACTTACGCCATTAAGTGTTTGGCTTGCAGATGTACGGTTTAGTGCAATAGCAGTAGTACCAATATAAACAGTTGAGTTGCCGAGTACAGCACCTGAAATAGTTCCTGCAAGGTTTCCAGCCGTTAGGTTTGTGATTGCTGAACCACTGCCTGAGAAGGTGGCTGTAATAGTGCCAGCAGAGAAGTTACCAC